CTAACGCTGACATTCCTTGTGCCAATAGTTCCGAACCCCGTTTGGTCTGGGTTAGGAATGTAACCATCGAACCAAGTGCAACTACAATAGCACCGATTCCTGTTGATATTAACGCAACTTTTAGAATGTTCAAAGCACCTGAAAGACCGCCCGTTGATACCGCGCTTGCCTTCATAGCTGCACCCACTGCTTGTACGCTTTCCTTTTGCGCTTTTAACTGATTGACCAACCCACCGAGATTAACGCCCATTACGTTTATTTGGTCAGCAACACCTTTCAGAGCCTCCTCGTAATTACCTACGTTACGTCTGTTATTACCTACGGCTTTCTCATTTGCTTTGAGTTCATTGGTAATGTCAAGTATCTGCTTTTGCAGCCGTTGACCCTCTTTAGTGTTGTTCTGTTCTTCGGTAGTTAGTTTGTTGTATTGAGCCGTTAAAACAGACAATTGAGCCTTTAACTTTTCCTGACCTTTAATGGTTTCCGAAGTGAGCAGATTGGCCTGTTTGACAACTTGGATATTCTTGTTGCGTTCGGCCGTTAACGCTTTTAACCGTCCTTCTTGTTCGGCTGATAATTTACCCTCTTCTTTTTTGGTCTGTTTAAGTTCGTCTATTGACTTCGCTAACCTATCGGCATTGGCAATACTCGCCTTGATAAACGATTCGTCTATTCCTATTTTGACCAGTCTTGTAAATTCTTCTGCCATTGCTTATATCTTAATCAGTTTGACCTTTGTCAACTTGTCCTTAACGTAGTTGCTCAACTTTTCCCAATAGAAGTAGTTCCCGAAATGCTCAATGTAAACGGGTTTGAACGGGTCGTAATTCTGAACGTCCTTTATATTGAGATTCAACTTACAATCAACTGTTTTGCCCTTCACGTTCATATCAATAACCGTTTGATAGAATCTACTTATCAACGTAGGAAAGTCCAGACTATCATTGTTTCCCGCTTCCGCGAAGTATGCAAATGTCAAATCGTCCGTTGGTAGGTTTTCGGGTGAACTACCTGCTCTGTAAAAGTTCACATTTTCATCAAATGGGTTCGACCGCCTAACTAATAGGATTCTATCTGTCAACCCGTTAGCGGGTGCACCCTCTTCAAATATCGGCACATAAGGCGCGTTGACTGTTTCAAACCTTAATCGCGTTGATGTTGCAGCAAAGTCAGACATTTGAACATAGTTCTTTTCAGCTTTCAATGTGGTATCAGCAACGTCAATATATCCTACCGCATCGTATTTGGTTTCGTCATCTTCTTGGTATCTCAGCGCGTTGGTCTGTGCGAAACCATCCAGACCGTAATTTATTGTGATGTCCTCAGTATGTAGTTTGTCAGATAGGTCAACCGCTTCGGGTATGCTTTCCTTTATTTGGTCGAAACGTTTAGCCGTTACAGTCTTGGTACGTTCGTCAACATCAAATACCCATTGATACATTCGCGCCAATTCTTTAAGGAACTCGCCTTGCTTCATGTCTGGCAAGTACAACCCTCTGATAAGGTAGTTGAATGGGAACGCGCTTGACACTTCCGAGTTATACAACAACGTAACGTTACTGACTGAATACGTGCTATCTTCTTTGATAATTAAAGGTGAAAACGTAGGCGTTGATGTGAAATAAGTAAAGCGTGGTGCAAAGTAGTTTTCGTCTTCGTATTCCTGAACATCAATATCAACCGTTAGTGAGTAGTTGTTAGTTCCAATAACCGCGTCAAACGTTCCTAAGTTTTCGGTAACGATTCCCGCTTCTGTTGTGTGGTCAACGTAGAAAGTAACCTGCACCGTTCCGTTAGGACTTGGTGGGTTCTCAATTTCTAATTCAAGGTTAAGGGTTAACGAACAGCTATCTGTTAAATTGAATCTACTTCCTTCTGTTCCATCGCCTTGCAATGCGGTCAAGAAATCAGCACCCGATGTATAACTTGATGTTGGCGCGTCAACCGTTGCATCTGCAAACAATCGAAACGTTTCACCATCTGGAAAGTCACCAGATACCGTTGTCTGGTCTGCGAAGTTTCGGACGGTCGCATCGTGGTAACTCATGTCCTCACCTCTGTTTCCTATATCGGAACAGAACAAAACAGCTTTGTCGTAAATATCTTCGGTTGATAGGTCAGTGACAAACGAATAACCCTGCTCACTGAATATCTTTTCAACCAACGTCTTAACGTAGAACGATGGAAATAACAAATCAGTATGTACCGCGAACCTATCGTTAGGCGTTGAACTGTAAGTCCGCATGGTGTTCTCATCCATGCCTTGTTCAAACACCGCATATATCAAACCCTCTGTTCTGTTACGCTGAATGAACGCATTTCCGTTTGTCCAGAAGTGGTCGTATTCCGATAACTCCAAGTCACGTAGTTCTAGGTCTTTAATCAAATCAAAGAACGAAGCGTTACCGCCTATCAACTGTAACGAAAAGTCGTTAGCTGAACTCTTTACAATCGCGTAACCGTCTTGGATTGTCTGGTAACCTTCTTGTATCAACGTGGCATCCAAACGCGAATAGGGCTTTTCGCTATCGGTTTCAATGATATGAGAGTTGCCAAGTATCGTTTTGTTACGTGGTGTCAATGGTATCTTAACCTCGTTCGTACCATCTGCCAACACGGTTGAGAAGTCACCTACCTTTGCCGCTTGTTTGGTAATAGCAATTACTTCATCAACTTTCAAGTCGATGTCATCATCTCCTATTTTAATGATCAAATCACTCAAAACGAATTAGTGTAAAGTTTAGGCATCACAATGTCAAACTCTAGGTTGAACTTACTTTCACCCGTGTCGTAAATGTCAAACGAACCATCTTTGACAACTACAACCGTTTCATTAGTTCCATCAATCCATTTGACACACGGGCTTATTAGTAACTCTTTGATTCCGACCACCTGCTGTTTGCTCAATTGCTCATAACCAAGTCTTACCATCATATAAGCGTCTTTCTTCAACACCCGTTGCCTACCGTTAGATACTTGCAGATAGTTGATAACTGGCATGAACTCGTCCATATCCTTTGCGTCCAACTTGTATTCCTGATGTCTTTGGAACACCCATGTATCAACACCGCCTAAAGAGTTTAACCACGCTAATTGAAATGGTTGCTCAGGTGTGCAATCAACATAATCAACCGTTAGTATTTCAGTTACTCTCATTATCCTGCATTTGCGTTAACGTAGCCTGTTGCGAAATACCCATCAAGCACGTAACCGTTTTCAACTTCGTCACCCGTTTCTAACCAAACCTTAAAAGCTGACGAACCACTGTTAGGTGTTCTTACCTTCATTTGATTCACATAACCTTTACCCGTTACCAATAGCGTGTCTTCTGATTCCGCCCCAACATCTACCCCGTTGACATTAACATCTTGTTGGTGTCTATCTAAGTAGACATCTTCAAAGTCATCATCGTAAAGGAATGACAACGTAAATGGAAACCCTTCAAAGTAGGTAGGTCGTTCAAACATGGTCAAGAACTTAGCCTCTGAGCCGCTAATGTTTTTCGGTACATATTCCTTCATGTTCTGACCGATACCATCCATTCCGTCCGAAACATCACCCGTTATCTGTTTAGCTGCACTAATCCAATAATAAGTGTTAGGGTCTTGAACATCTTCAATCGTAAAGTCAAACGATTCACCCGCTACTGTTGTCAAAGTGTAGGTAGCACCGTACACAATATAAAACCCACCTGACAACCCTCTGTTATCTACATTGATGTCCGATTGATTGGCATCAAAAGCTGTTTCAACAACCGAACGTACAACACCCGAAACGTCTTGCAATAAGAAACCAGTACTATCTGGCTTCGGATAGAAGGTATCAATCACTTCATCCGTTACCGCATCATGCACCGCAATAGAAGCTTTGAAGTTGCTAATTGATTCAGATAGGTTAACCCGTCCAGAACCACCGTTTCCAATAAACGGAGTGTTAAGCGTTATGTATTCGCCATTGACCGAATGAACCTCGTAAACCCCGTTATACACTCCGCTATTCACGTAGATGTTATCGCCCGCTTGAATGTATAAAGGCAATAGAATAGGACTTGCATTTGTCCATACCGTTGGAAGTGTTGTTGAATAAGCGTTACGGATTGCGGTGTTGAAAACATTGAAGTCAGCACGGGTGAACTCAAATATGTAAGGGTTCGACAATGCAGTCCATCTACTGAACTTGATAGTTCCTGTAAATAGCTTTTCGGGTCTGCGTGTAATTAGGAAACTCATGCTAAACTCTTTTCAATTCTATCTGAATAAATAGTGACCTGTGACGCAACCAATTCACGTAATAACGAATCTTCATCTATGGATTGAATGACCTTTGTCAGTGGCTTGTCAAGTGTAGGTTTCCAACCTTTCTTGTGAATCTTCTTAGTGATAGCGTAAACAATACCCAATTGTTTAGGGTCGTTGACATTGCTAACAATACCTCGTATTTGTGCCCACTCTTTGATTCGTTCAAACAACGTAGGATTGCTTGCCTTCGCTCCCGAACGTGTCGGCCCTCTCCCATCTTCTAACGCCCAAATGTGACGGTCTGCCAATACCTCAACATTTGAATCTGTTGCAACCGCGTGAATACTATCAGCGGTGCGTCCAGACGCTCTAACAGGCGCGATACTATCCTTGAACTGCTTTACAAGCCCTTCACCTATCTTTTCAAGTAGTTGCTGTTGTACTCCCATTAGAACGGCTGAAAGGTTATTTGATAGTTCTTGTCCTCGTCTTTGTCTTTGTGGTGAAAGCTGCGAAGTTCACCTAACATCTCATTGTCATATTTCAGCACGTAGCCGTTATCTGTTGTGACTCGTTCAATCTTACCCACATCTTCAAGCGTTAGCTTTCGCCCTAAGTGGTCAACGAGTATCTTATTGATAACCTTACTCTCCATCTTTTGCGCGTCACGTACAAGGTTACCCATAACGTGATGAACGGCTTTGGCTTTATCATCTTGAAACTTTTTACGCTGTTTCCGCTCGCTGACTTTCTTTGTTCCGCCTTTTACGCTAGACATACTGAATCTGAGTTTAGTGGTGTGACATTGAATGTAATAATAACGCCTGAGATATTCACATCAAATACATTGTAAACATCAATTGTTCTGATGTTGGTTATCTCTCTGAATATGTGTTCCCCGTTGGCGTTCTTCTTTGCTTTCATCCTTAGAACGAACTGACGCCTAAGTTCTCGCATAGCGTCAACCGTTGGTCGCAACTGTTCTGGTGTTTGCCTTAGTTCTGTTTTGTCCAAGAACATCATTTGCAACGGATAGGTTTCTTCGACCAGACCGCCTTGATGAAACGTGTCATCGCTTGTTATTGGTTCGTCAAGGTAAACAGCGGGAAACGCACTCTCATCGCTCTCAACATTCTGCCAACCTTTCTGTCCGTGTATGAAGTTCGGCTTACTTGGAATGTCGTTAACAACGCTCTCGATTATGGTTATGATGCTGCTCACTTTCCTATCGTTATTCCACCACTATCAATACCTCCCTTTGCCATTTCATCGGTCGGACTCCAAATCAACGATTCTAACTCCGCCTTAAAAGCACCTATTCTAACCGCGTGTTCTAATACTCTCAATGGTTCGTTCCAATTAACAATTACTTCACTAAAGTCACAAAGCCTTTTCAGACGACTAATACCTCTATGGATTCTATCTTCTTTTTCTTCTCGTGTCATTTAGGTCTACTTAGTATTTTATTCAACTTTCTTTGATACGCATTCTCTTCTGCCGATATGCGTAGTTCCAAAAGTACGGAATTATAAGGCCATTTGTAAACCGATTCCATTGTGCATTTGTGTCGCAATGCTATTTCACGCACCAAGCCGAACACACCATACTTCGCAAACTCTTTGATTCCAGCCCTTATTTCTTCATTCTCATACTGTGGAGATGGCATCTTCTCCTCGGACTTCTGCAACTCAACCAACTGATCAGAAATAACCTTGCCAGCCGATATGACTTGTGTTATCGGTTCGTTGAATAGTTGTTCATGCATTGCCTCAATATCCTCATCCTCGATACCATCAGCACAATAGATAGCAACCATCCGACCTACAACTTCCTCGTCCTCGTATTTCCTTTGTAAGTTATCGCAATTCACTTTCCTTGCATATTCCATTTTCCCAATTGAAGTTGGTACAGGTTTACCCAATATCAACGGGTTATCAATGGTCGGCAACTCACCGAGTTCATACGTTGGCAATAGAATCGCTTGCAGGACGTTTGGGGCAATATCTTCAAAGTGATGACTGTCAACACCTGTGAACACTGAAAGTATCTTAGCGTCCGTATCAGCGTCCTTTAACCGTAGGAATTGACCGTAGCTAATCTCGCTCCAATCGCTAGGAACTTCAACGGGCTTACCATTTATGGTTATGGCTGTTTTCAATTACAGGTGGTTGATTTTGTAGTTTGCTTGTAATGACCGCTATTACCGAAACTCTCCTCACTCATTACGAAAGCACCATCTACACCTTCCAACGCATCTTCATCGCAAATCACTCTCACGTTCTCCCTCTCTTCTTTTTTTATCACAACTGAACTTGGCGAGTAATACTTGACCGTAATGGTCTGCACGCACTCGGTACACGCTTGTTTATCGCACCCTACAATTGTCAAAGCTGTAATTGCTATCAGTATCTTTTTCATTAGTATCTCATTTTAATCGGTTTGTAAACGGGTTTCAATTTAACCATCATTTCTAAATAACGTGCCGCATCAATCGCGTGGTTAAAGGCGTCTATCGGTTTGTTTATTTCGCTGCCATCCTTGTCCTTAGCCCAGCAGTAGTTGTTCAATTCCTTCTTAAAGTTGAGCGACCTACTCGTTATCTTGAACGGTTGCTCCTGCATTAACCCCACACCGTACATAATGGAATCAGCACCCTTGACAACTGGTTTCAATCTAAACCCATAACGGTTAATATCTGCAATGCTTTTCGGGTCGGCACTATCAGCATAACCAATATCACGTTTCGTTATTCCGTTAGCTTTCAATAGGTCTGCAATGTCGTTATTGAGTAACCCCGTTTGATAAACTGCCTCATCGTATATCCTTTGACCATTGTACTCGTAACCCTTGACAACGGTTGTCGGGTCGTTCGTGTAACCGAAGTCAACACCGTAACCGATAAACCTTGCGCCATCTGGAACACGGTCAATCTCCGACCAATTGTTGAACACCACACCTTGCAGCCTACCTATTTCACCAAGCCCGTAAACTTGCCACCAGTTCCACCAATAGCCCTTACGTCCTTCGCGTTCTTCTTGTTCCGCTTTCGCCTTACGTGTCAACATCTTCTCTAACGTGCCTTGTGGTATGGATTCATTATCCAAGTAGGTTAGTTTAAGAAAGTCCGTGTTAGGCTCTTTGAGTAGTTCAGTGTGACCCCAGAACTCACTATCTGCATTGAAGTCAATCCAAACCTCTCTCGTTGTTCTAATCATTAACGCATCGGCTATTGCAAACGGTACGTGGTTAGCCTCGTTGATGAACAGTATTTCACGCTTTCCGCTTGCCTTTGCTTTCCCTTCGCTGTCAAACGACTTGAATTGCAGCTTTGAGCGATTAGGTAACGTGTATTGCATCGGATTACCTAACCAACATTCCTCACGCCATCGACCCTCGTTAAACATGAAGTCTTGGAATATCTTAACGCATCCATCCTTCAATGATGGTATTGTCTCAGCTACAATAGTTATCAGCGTGTTAGGTGTTTCAAGTGCCTTGTCGTAAAGTATCGGAATGATTCCATAGGTCTTACCGCTTGAAGTAGCACCTTGTATGATCTTGTTCTTACCTTTTAAGGCAAGCATCTTCTTAACCGCTGTGGTTACCTCGAACATCAATCAATCTTAAACACTCGCGGCTCTGTGGTGTCTTTGGTTTCGGTCTTGTCTGCAAGGCCGTTCAAGCGTTGTGTGATGCTTGCGTTGTATTGTCCGACCATACCGCCTTCTATTTGGTCTTGACGTATTTCTTCCCTTATTGCGCGACAGATGCTCGAATAATCGTCATAAGCACCGTTAGTATTAGCTAAGTAATCGTGCAAGTTGGTTGTAACATCTTCGCGTCTTAAGTAGTTGCTAAACCCTTCCATAGTTAGCGGCACTTCCAAAGGCGTGTTAACCTTCTCTCCGTTCCTTCCAACATATTCAACCTTAGTTCTTGGGTTATCCTTAACGTCCTTCTTGTATGCAAGAAACAGCTCCCACATCTTCTCAGGTGTCTCTATGTATTTGTGCTTACCCATACTTCAAAGATACAAAAAAGCCCCAACGTTTCGTCAGGGCTAAGTTACTTGCGCCATTCGTATCACAAGCAACGTTTGATTGTGGGATTTTGGTCTAGCTGATTCCCTTCACAGCGTTTTTCTTAGACAACTTTCGATAAACACAATCAAACTGTTTTTAGCGGTGCGTTGGGCGTAATGCTAAATCCACTCACCAGCTTTATCATAATTATTTTGCCATTTTTTATCAAACTTTGGCAAAGGCATCCAAAACGCTACTGTCAAAGTTCCACGCCCACTCCATTTGAAATGCCATTCTTCATAAAAAGATGTTATTTCAGGCTTACCCATTCCAGCCCAACTTTGACATCTTTCAACAGGGCTTTTAGTTTCTAAAATAACTAAGTAACTACCATCTTTATTAGGAAGCGTTTTGGAAGCATCATTCCACTTACCAAACTTTCCTTCAATTCGTTTATGTTTTGCAAATCTGTCTTTCATTTCAATTCGATTAAAGCACTACGCCCAATACAAAATCACCTATAGGTAATTTACCTTGTAGGTGCTTCTTTGTATCTTGTTGGTTTTCAATTTCTTTACTCATGTGTTTGTCTTGTTTATTAGTTAAAAAACTGGACAAAATCAAGAAGCGTAGGCAAATTTGTACATTTCAGAATCTTCTTTTCTGTTTGCTTTTTCAGCTATTGCAGTAGCGCAAGCTAACTGGATAGAATCTCCCAATCTTATTAAGGTCGTATATGTTTCAATGCTTTTATAATCGCTATTTTTTTGCCATTTTGAAACGATGTTCAACACTTGTTGTTCTGTCATTTCGTTTGCTAAGTTAAAAGTCTCTTGAGTTGTCATGTCTTTGTTGTTTTGTATTACACAAATCTACACAAAAGTATTTAACCCGCAAGTGTTTTTGAAAAAACTTTATCGAATAGCGTTAATTGCTTCTCAGGTTCATCACTCAGAATGAAAGCCCAATCTTCGTGGATTGATATTAGGTATTCTGTGATTGTCATGAGACTATTTTGTCTTACTACTGTTTGTTTGCGCATTTCGTTTATCATTTTCCGTTGTAGAAAATGCTATGAAGTAACTATTTGATAGGCTTCATCAAGCGTTTTCCATCCCCATTTAAAATGTTTGTAAAGACCAGCTTTGTACTCCCATAGTGGGTTTGATAATACTTCCTTGCTTTTTTCGGATGCAGTAGGTTTTTTATCCGCACATTCTACAACAAGACCTAAACGCAAGTTTTTTAACTCAGCCTCGTGCCACTCCCATAGCTTGTTGGATATAAAAGGTACTCCATACGCTTCACCACCTAATTCTTTTAAGTGTCGTTCAATAAATACTGCAATCTGTTCTTTGTTTTCAAATTCCATTTTGTTCAATTTATCCGTTAAAAAACCTGACGTTTAGCCAAAACGTTGGGGCAAATTGCCTTCGGTCGAACAAACATAAAACATTTTTGCAACCAATACAAATAAATTTATATATTTGCATCAAATCAATAATTAAAGCCATGACTAAAAAAGCAATTGAAAAGGACGTAGCTGTTCCAACTAACTCTGAATCGGGGTTAGGCCGTCCGTTGAAATACCCGTGGAACAGAATGGAAGATGGCGATAGCTTTCTTGTGGAATCAGAAAACGCGATTCCTGCGAGTATTTGCAGCGCGGGTATCAGATACTTTGAAAGGAACGAAAAGCCGTTGAAAGTAATTTACAGAACCGTTGACGGTGGTTTTCGGTTTTGGGCTATTGCAAAATAAAAAAGGGAGCGCACTAAGCAACTCCCCTAAACACAAATAGACACACGAAATTACGAAACAAATGAAAAAGGGAATTATCAGAATGATTCACAACTCTAAAGACCTTGACGAATTGCATCAAGTGTGGGAGCGAATCAAACAGTTCAAGTTGTACGAAGATGACTATGTAATGTCATGGTACGACTTCAAGTATAATTTAATCGGAAACATTTAAACAAATAGACATGAGCACAGAACAAGTAACAACAAAGCAGTATTTTAACTCACCAATAGTTCAACAGAAGTTTGAAAAGTTACTAGGTCAAAAAGCGCAAGGTTTTATCGCTTCGGTTTTACAAACAGTTGGAAACAATAAACTACTTTCAAAAGCAGAACCAGCAACAATATTCAACGCGGCTGCAACTGCGGCAAGCCTTGACTTACCTATAAATCAAAGTTTGGGAAGGGCGTGGATTGTTCCATTCAAAGGACAAGCACAGTTTCAAATTGGCTACAAAGGGTTTGTAGAACTTGCACAAAGGTCTGGAAAGTATCGGGCAATCAATGCTATTGCGGTTTACGAAAACCAATATGAAGGGTTCGATTCTTTGGAAGAAAGATTGATAGGTGATTTTACGAAACAAGGCGAAGGTAGGATAGTTGGTTACGCTGCATACTTTGAATTGCTTAACGGATTCAAGAAAACAGTATTCTGGTCATCTGAAAAAGTTCAACAACACGCGAAACGTTTTTCCAAGTCATACACTAACGGCCCGTGGAAAACAGATTTCGATGCGATGGCAAAAAAGACAGTTCTAAAACACACTTTATCAAATTGGGGAATACTGTCAATTGAAATGCAAACGGCAACGTTAGCAGACCAAGCTATCCAACCAGAGGAGGGTCAATATAGATACGATGACAATGTTGTTAATCTTGATGAACTGAATGAAAAAGAAGAAACCGCAAGGGTAATTAGTTTCTTGGAAAAGGTAGAGGACTTTGAAAGTCTTGAGGTGCTTGAAGATTCATTATCAGACCAAACAATAACCGAAGATGCGAAAGAAGCCATTAATTCAAAGCGTGATGAACTCTCTAAAGTTGCTGCAAAATGAAAAAGCGAATTGATTTCACAGACTACAAATTCAGATGTTCATCACTTGGTAAGCTGATGGTAGGGGTTAAACCTAACCTGACTGAAAAGCAGGAATCTGCTTTGATAGGTCTACAAGCGAAACAAAAGGAAGGAAAAATAACCGATAAGCAATTATCAACGCTCGGACAATTGATTGAGAAACGAGATGCACAACCATCACTTTCCTCAACTACTAAAACCTACCTTGAACAATTGCACAAAGAAGAAGTATTCGGCAAACGAGAAGAGATACGGTCAAAGTATCTTGATAAGGGAATACAGGTAGAGGAGCAATCAATAACCCTTTATTCAGATGTTAACGACATTCTGTTTGTAAAAAACAAGGAAAGACGTTCAAACGAGTTTATAACTGGTGAACCCGACAACACTCAGGGCATAATTCGCGACATTAAAAGTTCATGGTCACTATCTACTTTTCCGATGCACGAGAATGAATTGACAAATAAGGATTACTATTGGCAGTTGCAGGGTTACATGGAGCTGTTTAATAAAGACGAAAGTGAGTTGATCTATTGTCTTGTTGACACACCAGAAGAGTTGATACAAGATGAAATGCGCAGGACTTCGTGGAAGTTAGGCTATCTGGAATTGCCAAAAGAACTAGAGGATGAGATAAGACAAAACATGACATTCTCAGACATTCCAAAAAAACTACGATGCAAAGTTTTTAAAGTGGCTAGAGATGAAACAGCTATGAGACAACTAGAAAGTCAAATAGTAAGGTGCAGAACCTACATGAATGAACTTTCTGAACGGTTTGGAACGTTGATTTTATCCGAAAGCAACACAATTAGCTAAAGTTTTTTTTGGAAACACTTGTTTTGTAAAGAATTAAGTGTATATTTGTGTCAATAAATCAAACAAACACAATAGACATGAAAACATTAACAGTACCAACGGAAATTTTAGAAGCCATGAAAATCGGATTCGGTAGCAAATATTTTAACAATGAGATTGACGCTACAACAAGCAATGTTCACATCAAAATGAGGGTTGACAAAATGATTCAAAGAAACATGGTTGTTACATCCTATACAGACGGAGTTAACGAGTTAATTGTTGTAGGTGAAGGAATGAATCAACAACACTTCACAGGAACGGCAATAATTAGCGCATAAACAAAACGGGGCAACCATAAGAACGCCCCTTAAACACAATAGACATGGAAAAGCATACGATTAAACTTCAAGAATTAAATGAGCATATCTTAGAGTATTCTGATATTTATGCTAGTTCTTTTGGCAAAGGAAGCAACAAGCAACTTCGGTGCAAGTTAAGTGGCGGATTTGAGGTTTGGAATAATAACGAAAAAGTTCTTGAGACAACACAGGCTTATGACGCAGTATCGAAGTATAACAGTCTCAGATAAATTCAAAACCAAACACAATGGAAAAAGAAACGACAGTAAATTGGAACGGTTTAAAGCTGACCGTTCACTACGAAGAAAACGGCTATCCAGACGTTATACTGCATGACGTCTATTGCGAAGATGCACCAATCACATTTCTTGAAAAGGTGCAAGAAGGTAAAGACATTGTAGGCGAGGTTGCTACTTTGGTCGGTGAGGTTTGGTCTGAAACACACCAAGAAGAACTAGACCGTTCAGATGAGATTTACGAATTTTTAAACGACAAGTAACCATGAAAAGATACGCAACAACAATCGAACTTTACGTGTACGCTGAATATGATGAAGATGCTATCAAACAAGCTGATGACATTGCTAAACAGATGGATTTGGACAACGACAACAAGGCAAGCGTTCAAAGCATACACGAACAATCATTCGGACAACTAACTTCAAGGAAAGTGAAATGAAACACACAGACAGCCAAAGACAACGCCTAAAGGACTATCTCGATAAAGGACAATCGATTAACCCCTTGCAAGCATATCAGCAGATAGGAACGCTTAGATTAGCCGCGAGAATATCCGATTTGATAGACGAGGGTTATCCGATTAGCAAAGAATGGGTAACGGTTCAGAATCGGTTCGGTGAAGATGTTCGGGTTATGAAGTATTTTAAATACAACGGTTACAGATATGGGAAGTGCGCCCCTCGAATACGCACCGACAATTAAACGAGTGATTAACTGACAAATATGTGTGCGATGGCATTAGAAACAAAAGACATTAAGAACGCTGCTGATATGCAGAGATACGTTGAAGGCTGCTTAAATGACCTGATGGAAGGGTTGAGCACCAAGGATGAAACGATGAAATACTTGCATGATTACACATTGAGAATAATTGACATTACAGCAGGGCGCGTAAGCCAAAAGCCTGATACGAGTGAAAGCGCATTGCCTATATCTCGTGTTGTCAAAAGTAAATTCATCTGGGTTCGTTATCGAACATGGAATGGGGCAATGGTTACAGACGTGGAAAAAGCCGAAAGCGAATCAGAAGCTGTTGAGAAATTGAAAAACAGAGGCATGGAAGAAATTGAGGCGCGGCAGATTTATTTTTGACAACGGTAAAGTATAACATTAGTAACGGAAAATTAAAAACAGAATTATGCAAATAGACGAAAAATTAAAATACCTTATTAGGATATATGAAAATGAGGTTGGAAATAAGAGATATGTTGGAATGTACAATATACTTGTAGATATACACAAAGATGGTAAACGAAAAGGACATAAAAAAGCGGTTGAAATATGCCAGAATGCCTTGAAAGGTATTGAAAACAGTAACTCAAGTAGTTATTAATGTTATACATTGTTGTGTGCCGAAAGGCTTGTAGTAGGTTGCAAACTGCACCTAAAAAGGTTTGACTAAACATCGGGCTGACAACCAAGGTTGAGGAATTAAAACGTATAAGGCAACCTATTACACACAACGGTTTGGCTAAGAAATGTTGCCATTAAATACATTTCAAATTAACCACAATGACGGCTGCAATATTTTTTAGCCCTTGTTGTAAAATCGTAAGAGCGATGGCGTATAAAGAAAAAGAAAAGGACTACGAAAAATGGCTAACAGGGCTAACCCCTGAGCAGCGAAAAGAATACATGAGGCAAGCTCAAGAGTTCGCGGATAAAAACATAGCTGTACCAACTGGAATGATAAGAAGGTGGGTATTGAAAAATGTGAGTGCGTAGGCTTATGTTTTACAACGTTTAGTATATGAAGCGTTGCGCATAGAAAGCACAAAAGATTAATAACAATAAAAACTTTATAAAATGGCATTTACTAACGAAAAACTACAACCAAGCAATGATTTATATACATTGTTAGCACCCGTTGTTTTTGATAATGTACGCTCTACAACTGAGAGAACAAGCAACAGAAAGCGACAATGCTACGGTACAGGTAAACAGATTGCAAAAGGTGATAAGTACATTAACCACCAATTTAGGTATGATGGCAGAATAATAACAGTTAGCTTTACTCTTGATTTCTTCAATGGGTGCTAACGGCTCTGGGTATGGAGTCGGTTTTTTACGGATTTTAAACACTAAACTTAAAGACAATGAAAGATTTTAGAAGTGCATCACAACAATACTTAGCTGATAAGGGCTGCAAAAGCAATGGACAAAAATACACCGCATTTGAAATTAAAGATATGCTTAACGAATTTGCACAAGAGCAAGTAAAAAACTGCTCTATACCCGTTGTTGTAGGGCAAAGCGAACAGTTATTGGCGTTTAAGAAGTGGGAAGCTGAAAAATGCAAACTACCTTGGGATGCCAGTCCAGAGCAAATTATTGAGCAGTACCTCAGCCAATAATTGCCTACAACTTATCGCTAAACGTAACGACAGATTTGTCCTATGAAACATGGGTTACAGATACCATAAAAGTCGAGTTGACGAAAATCATTCAGACATTGTTAACGCACTTAGACAAATGGGCGCGTATGTAATTGACTGTTCAGCTTTGCGAAATGCGTTTGACTTGCTAGTAGGTTACAATGGCAATACATACATTGTAGAAGTGAAAAACGGTGAACTACCTCCTAGCCAAAGAAAGCTAACCAAAGGCGAACTGAAATGCAAAGCAATGTTTGAAGCGGTCGGTGTAACTTACCACGTAATTGAATCAGTTGAACAAGCAATAAACCTAATCAATGAAAAACGAACATAAATTAGCAATCAAATCAATGGTGTACGCTCAAGCGTTTGTCGAAACCTTAGACGCAATGCAAGGTAATAGCGCGTTTGTGCAAGCCGTTCGCAAATCTTCACAAAGGTTTACCCGTGACGTTGACAAATTCCTTAACATTGCCTATTGCGGTGGAGATACGGAAACCATAGTGCTTGAACTATTAGAAGAAGCGCAAAAAAGAGTTGATGCTTTTATTGACGAAAGTGTGCAGGTAGAAACGTAATTACGGGTTATGAACGAGAAACAAAATAGAATGTATAACAATGCTACTATGTTGAAAGCATTGGAGGAAACGGATAAAGATAAAGCTATCGAAGCTATTTCAAATCCAAAATTAGATGGCAAAGAGTTATCTGAACTGATTGAATGTAGTATGCTTGGTAAAATTGTAAATAAACATACAAATGAACCAATGAAATTCAGCAATGATGTACTAATGGCTGGATTGAGAAATAAGTTAAACCAAGTTATTCGTGATGCAGAAAGCGAGTAACTTTTATTTGATTGTAAATACTGGCTAATAGTATTGCGTAACTTTTTATAATGAAACCAAACGAGATAGTACACTCTACAAGCGTAGGAAATGCTTATTACAAGTGGACTGATGGTAAAGGTGTAAGACACTATCTTATCAAGTTCAAGGACGGTAGAACGCTTTGGACTAACTCGATGGATATTATAAAAGATGAACTAAAGGAAAAGGAAAAAACAAACGATAATCAACTCAACTTGTTTTAATCACAATGGAAAGGTCAAAGATAGAATTGCACAATATGGACTGCATAGAGGCCATGAAACAAATGCCTGACAATGCTTTTGATTTGGCTATTGTTGACCCTCCTTATGGAATTGGGTACGATGTAGCGTGTGCGAAAAATAACGGCAAAAAGTTTGGTGGTAATACCAAGGCTAAACGTAATACCTATCATTCTTCTGGTTGGGATAATCAAATACCTGATGCCGTTTATTTTTCTGAGCTAAAGAGAGTATCTAAAAATCAAATTATTTGGGGATGGAACTACTTTGTAGCACACTTAAACGACTGCCCTTCATACATAGTCTGGAACAAGAAAACCAACGGTAATTTTGCTGATTGCGAAAGTGCGTGGTGTAGCAAGCGTGATCCTGCAAGGGTTTTTGAATATCTATGGAATGGTATGTTGCAACAAGACATGAAAAATAAAGAAGTGCGAATCCACCCAACACAAAAGCCCGTTAAACTATACGAGTGGCTACTAACCAACTACGCAAAAGAAGGTGATAAGATATTAGACACGCACCTTGGCAGCGGCAGCATTGCCATTGCTTGCCACAACTTGAAGTTTGATTTAGTAGGCTATGAACTAGATTCTGACTACTTTAACGCGGCAACTGAAAGACTTGAAAAACACAAACGACAATTACAACTATTCTAAACAACAATCAAAATGAGCAACGAATTAACAGGTAAAATCAAAGTAATCAACGACACGCAAACCTTCGAAAGCGGGTTTCAAAAGCGTGAGTTTGTAGTAACGACTAACGACCCGAACTATCCACAGGACATTAAGCTTGAGTTTACAAAAGACAAGTG